GTTTCCCAGTCACGATCCCGGTCTGTGAGAGTCTCGTCACTGGTTCAGCTCCCGCAAACTGCCTCCGATGGACAGGCCGGTCGCCACGCCGGTGATGGCCCCTTGTGTTCCTGAGAACAGTGGGTTGCGCACGCCAGCATCGAGCTGCACGATCTGAGCGTCCGCGCCGGTTCGGATGCGGTCAAGCTGGGCACTCAGGTTGGTGTTGATCTGTTCAAGGTTCTGGCCGAGCAGGATGGAGTTGGCACGTGCGATGGCCGGATTGAGGCCGACACCACGCGATGCCGCGGACGCGCGCGACGCGCCAAGGGCAATCGCCGCGTCACGGAACGTTTCTCGTCGCAGTTGCTGTGCCCGGTCGAGCTGCTGATCCTGTGCAGTTCTCTGGCTGCGACGGACAGACTGCTGCGACTTGCTGATCGCATCGTTCTGCTGCTTTGCGCCGAGCGCGCTGCCGGCTGCGCTGATGCCGCCGAGTGTGACTGCGAGTGATACAGGGTCCATTATCCGTCCTTCGGTGCGTAGTCCACGATGAACTCAAGGTTGCTGATGGCCGATGGCTTGGCTGATGCGTTGCGCAGGAACCATATCGTTGCGTCAGTGTCTCCCTGCAGGAACGCTTTGAGCGAGCCGGTTTCTTCCAGTGTATCGATGCCGCCGTTGTTGAATGTTCGCTCGCGCGTCGTCGTTGTCGGTTTGACGGCACGGATCGAATACTCGCCCGTGTTCTGGTGCTGCGTCACGATGTGCCGCATGGTCACGCGCGCATCCGGGTCTGCCACGCCGTTACGGTCGCGCACGTACGGTCGGCTCAATTCAACGCTCTTGGTGTAGAGTCGGCCGATCACGACCTGTCCGGCCGAATAGTCTCCGTCGATCTGCACGGTGCCGGACACGTTGCTGTCTGGTGTGAGCACACGGCCATTGAGCACAGTGAAGTCTGAGCCGAGCACGATGGCATCGATCGTGTCATCTGTGAACGGCAGGGTCCATGTGGTTTTCCCGGTCCCTGCGTCGTACGTGCCGGTGACACAAACGCGGCGGTCCAGGCGAGGCGTGTAAGGGAAACTCATGTCGTCACACACTGCGTGAGCGGATCGGTCGGATGCGACTCAAAGTAGTTGTTCCACGTTGACCCGTTGAACCATTCGTACATGTGGCCAATGAACGCATCCACGCCGCTCCAGTCGCTGACTTCCATCCAGAGCGCCCATGGATCGCCCAGCGCGAGTGATGTGTCGGTCGGGTCGTACGGATCCGCGAAGAACGATTGCACGAACAGGCCAAGGTCGTTGGCCGGCTTGGTCACGCTGCGTACCCGAGCACCGACCGATGGTTCGGATGGTGCGCCAAGTGAGCCGGGCCATGATGATCCACCGTAGTTCATCTTCACGTACACGTTCTCGCACGCGGCGCTGCTGCCGCTCGAAGATTCCTCGCTCGATGAACTGCTGCTTGCTTCCTCGCTGGAAGATGATGAGGATCCGCCGCCACTGCTGGAACTGCTCGATGCGGGGCTGCTGCTGGATGTGCCGCCACCGGACGATGAGTTGCTGGTCAGCGAGTTTGGCGGGCACGGTGAGGCATCATCTTCGATCGGGATGACCTCGATGATGAACTGTGATGCTGACTGCACCAGCATGTAAAGATTGTTGTCGATCGCCGCGATGTCCAGAATCTTGTAGCTGCTGTCGAACTCGTACTTGGTCCATGCCGACTGCTGCTTCTGCACACCCTCCCAGTGGGTGCGGTACACGTAGATCGTGGTGCCGTCGCCAACCAACAGGAACACGGTGTTGCTCGCGTTGTCAACGACGATCTTGCGTATCGTGGTCGGCAACAGTGTGGGAACGTGCCGGCTCACGTTGTTCGCGTAGTTGGCAACACGGTCTTCGGAGTACACGTACTCGATCAGGCTGGCCTTGCCGTCGCTGCTGCGCCCGACGAAGTAGCAGATATCGCCAAGCGACTCGGGCCGGACAGACAGGGTCTGGATGCTCGTTGCCGGCGCGATGTTGACCGTGTCGTTGGTGAGCCGGTCAGGCGTGCCAAGTTCAAACTGCTGGCCGACCTTTGTGTGAATGAGCAGCGACTGCCGGAACGGCGTGATGAAGTCGATGATCGCGACCTTGGTGGAACCGATCGGTGCTTCGATCGGGTCTGAGTCCACGATCGTTGATGGGTCATCGATCCAGAAGTTGAACAGGTCGCCCGCCTGGCTGAACACCACGTACTCATCACCTGCGACAACGATGCGTCCACGATGGATGCTCATGTCGCTGATCTTCTTGCCTTCGCTGAACAGCGATGGTGCGGGGTTGGTGGTTTCGTTGCCGCGCAGCCGGTCATCCCATGTGACGACATCGCATGAGAACTGTGCGGGCGTGCCGCCGCTGCTCACAGATGTCCGCTCCAGTTTCACTGGCATGGTCGTACGTGTGAACCGGGCGTTGTCGCTGTTGGGCGGTGCCACCTGTGTCCATCGTTCGGATGCGGACTCGCCGGTCTGGTCGCTGCCAGCGTCACCTGTGCCGGCAACAACCGTAGCCGCGCCGATGTCCAGCGCCGCAAGGTTCTGCGAGTAGTCGTAGTCGGAACCTGGCGCGGCGGTCGTGATCAGTGTTGCATCTGCGCCGCGGTACGGCGATGTGATGACGAAGTGGCCTTTGCTGTTGACGTTGATCTCGCGGTAGCCGATCAGTGCGCCGGTCGCGCCTGCGCCCTGCAGCGCGGACTGGAACGCAGCCGCGATGTCGTGCATCGTGTCGTACGTGCCGTCTGAGAAGTCGACGATGATCTCGTATTCGTCGCCGATTGCTGTGATGGCCCAATCGGATTCGTCGCCGGTCGGTGAGGCGATGGCATCTACCATCACGATCGAGTCGTCGTCGGTCTTGCTTGCGATCTCGTACCAGCCAGCCGTGACATGGGTGCCGCTGGCGATATAGAGCATGTCGCCAGACTCGAACGTGTAGTCGGCGAACGCACCGGCCTTGGTGATCGTCTTGGTCGCATCGGTCCATGCCACGCTGGTTGCGGCAACATCGAGTTTGCCGAACCCGATCTTTGCGCCACCTTCGCGCGTGAGGTACGGCGTCGGCCTCGCGTGTGATGTGCCGTTGACCTGATCACAGATCACGTAGCAGTACGTGATGTCGCTTTCAGGCGTGTACTGGTAGTAGTCATACTCAGTGTCGTCCGCGATCTGCGGAACCTGAAAGTATGACTCGTTCGGTACGGTGATGGCGATCAGTGCGGAGTAGGTCGGTTGCCGGTTGATCGGCGCACTGGTGAGGTTGATCGAGAAGTCCGGTGTTGATTCCAGTGCAACTTCAACCGTGGTGTTCACGATGAACGTCGCGTCAGCAATAGTGATCAGCCGCAACTGGTCCGGTGTCGGACTGTTGGCGGTGAGGTACGTGGTCGCATCTGCGGTGATGCCGACCGTTGCTTCGCTGCCGTCGATCTCGAACACGCGGAGCAAGCCTGCCGAACCATACAGGACCAGGTACTCCTCATCCTCGTCGCGCTGGATCTCATGGATTCGGTAGGCGGTGTCAACGGACAGGCCAAGAATCTTGCCCGCGTAGAACGTGCCGGGCCGTTTGGTGCAGCCGTCATACACGCTGAACAGTGCGTTCTCTGCATCCTCGACCTGATGAACGTGCCTGATCGCTGGCGACTGCTGGCTGATGCCGCCGTGCAGTGAGGGGATGCGGATTACAGATTGTCGACTCATCGCAGCGGCTTACGTGTCCTTCGATTGCCCTTGATTGCGCGGATCAGGCTGATCTTGTCGTTCATGCGATCGGACAAGTCCTGATCTTCCTGCTCGGCTTCGGCCTTGTAGTGCAGCATGGTTTCACGTGCGAGCGCGTCATCGTACTGGCCACGCTTCTTCCATCGCTGAAACTCGAACGCAGCCTTGACCGCGATGTACCGGCGCAGTTTGTAGCTCAAGTCCTCGAAGTCGATGTCCTCGATGACGTTGAGTTTGACCGTGTCGGTGAAGGTGTAGGATTCTTCCTTCGGGTCGTAGAGCAGCCCGTTGCGGTACGTGTACTTGTCGCCGGTCGATGACCGCTCGATGCTGATGATCGTGCTCGGGATTTCGATCTGGTCGCTGGAGTTGGGTGTGTAGACCTTCTCCAGATGCGTGTTGACACACCAGCCGCCAAGTTCGTTCGGGCCGTTGCTGAGGACATCCTTGGTGACGCGATCGAGCATGGCCTCTGCCTGCCCCGCGTCTGATGTGCCGCCCGTGTCCAGTGCAGATGCGTTCGGTTCGCCGATCGCTTCCAGCATCCGGTTGACGGCTTCCAGCGTGGCGCTGCTCGATGCGGTTGCGAGCGTTGCATCGTTGAACGTCGCAGTGACGACGGATGTAGTGATGGTGAACTGCTGCGGGTTGTCGAAGTTGTACCCGTTCTTCTGCGCCCATCGGTAGTACGTTCCTGTGTCGAGCTGGAACACGACGTAGCCGTTCGCGTCGGTTTCCTTTGTGCCGGCAACGACGTTGCTGCCAGCCTGATCCGTGCTGATCCACACCTCAACGTCGTTCAACTGGTTGCTGAGCGTGTCGAGCAACTGGAGTGTGCAGATCTCGCTGCCGGTGCCGGCGATGGTGCCGGCAGTTGCCGCCAGTGCGGGCAGGGAATCGGTTGCCGGGTCGTAGCTGCCATCGGCGTACTCTGCACCTGCAGGCATGTTCGCCGCGGGCAGGTTCTCGTTGAGCATCATTTCGAGCAAGCCAACAATGTCGTCCTGCGGGCCGGCACTGGTCGGTGTGGTGCCGGTCCATGCGGTTGCGCGCGTGGCTGTCTGCAGGCGCTGTGCGATCGTGAGGATGCTGCCGAGCTGCGCGGCGTTGGCATCGACTGCCGCGTCCATGAGAAGGATCAGCGCTGTTTCCGCGTCGATTGCATCGCGCAGTTTCTCCAGCGAGTCGTTGTTGCTGTTGAAGTCGGACCAGTCGCCGCCGATTGCTGCGAGTTTGGCGATCACGCTGTTGTCAACAACATCGCCGGATTCTGCCACTGCGATCAGATGGTCGAGCGCGTAGTCGACGATTGACTGGTTGCTTACCTCACTGTCCGCTGCGAACAGGTCGATCTCCCAGTCAACGCTTGTGTCGCTGCCGTTGTCGCTGATGACGGTGATTGCCAGTGTTGTGTTGGCCTTGACATGAATCGTTGGAACTTCGATTTGCAGGGTTGTTGCTGTCGCCACAGCCTTGATTTCATTGTGCAACGGATGAAGAACGCCGTCGTTGGTGATCTCAACGGAAATGATTGCATCAGCGCCGTTGAGTGATGACAGGCGAATCACCGGCGCGACCCTTCGGTTGTTCGATGCGTCAAGTGTTGCCGAGTAGACGGTGACTTCTGATGTAATGTCAGCGCCTGTGTCGCTGGCGCTGTCCACGATTGGAACATTCGGCATCAGGCTGCTCTCCGTCGGCGCAGGTTGCGTTCATAGGTCATGGGTGGCTGTCGTTTGGGCTCAAAGGTTGGCGATCCGGTGGCGCTCAGCACGGTTCCGATGATGGACCCCGGTTCCGGGTTTGGTCCGGTTGCCATGCGGTGATATTCGTCGGGCCGTCCAAGTACGCGCCACGGTGTCACACCTGCGATCAGCGCAACGATCTGTGAATCGGTTGGTTTGCCCTGTATGAACGAGTACGCCTCAGCAGTAAGGCCGGCCCACTGGTTGATTCCTCGCCCGACTCTGTACTCGTTGAGCGTCGTGGTGCCGAGGTTTGTTGTGTCGTTACCTGTTTCATTGGACAGGTCACGCGAGAGCCACACATCACGGTTTGCGTCGGCGTGCGAGCCCATGAGCAGTTGCCATCGGTTCGCAACGATCTTGCCCGCTGCCGTGTTTGGAGTCGGTGCCACACCCGCCGCAGGAGCGTCGTCACGATGCACCGTCGAGCAACGATCGGTCGATGCAACACGCAGAACCAAAGCACCTGTGCCGCTGCCGTCCACGTAGCCGATCATTTCCACCGTGTTCGTGCCGGCAGTTGTCGGGAAGAACCGGACGAACTGAAAGACGTTCACGCCCGGATCGCTCACCGATGCGGAGTAGTAGTAGCCCTGTGCTGCTGTGCCGTTGTTCAACGCCATCATGCGATCCCCAGTTGTTCGATCAGTTCATGCTGCTGAATGCCGGGGATGCATCCCGAATCCAGAACGTCCTGATGCCATGCCTTGATGTCGGATACCTTGTCATGCGGCGTGGCGACTCGGATCGTGTACGGGGTCGGCGTGAACATCCCCCTGCTTTTCAGATGCTGTACGCGCCGCTCAGATACCCAGCACGGCCATTGGTGGAACGGGTGGTCTTCGTCTGGCAGAGCCTCAACGAACACGTACTTGCCGCCACGGCCCATCGCATCGTTCATCGCCTGCATGAGCCGATATGACGGGCTGTCGGCCTCGAACGTCTCGGAGTGGTCAACCGCCAGATGCACGTTCTCCGGCCCGTTCAATACCTCTGGCGCGAAGTTCTGCAACCGATCAAACATCACGGTCGGCTTGCACTCCAGAAACGACGGTGAATCGAACCCGCCAACGTAGATCAGGAACTCGTCGTCGGGGAACTCCAGCGGCATTTCCTCGATGAGCCTGCACGCATCACGGCACAGGTCGCCGTTGACATCACGGTCACGGACAAGAAAGACTCTGCTCACTGCATCCCATCGACCGTTGGATGACTTGCCGACCGCCTTCTCCCGGTAGGTGTCTTCGCCGACTGCGCCATAGGGTCGGTGCAGGATATGGCCCCGATAGCCGCGCTCGTGGTTGAGGCGGATCAGGTCACGCAGGGAGTCAAGGTTGCCAGCCCGGACATATGCGTGGTTGTAGCCGCTGCCTACGTCTGCGCTGGCGATTGGGTACTGCGCCCAGATGATGTCGCGGGGCAGGGTCACGATGCACTCGCCCCCCAGTTGCTCAGGACTTCCAGCAGTTTCGCTTGGTCGTAGCCCGGCTCGCCCCACCTGCTCAGGACTTCCATCAGGTCCGCCTGGTCTACGTCGCCATCACCGTCAACATCGCCGGGGATTGCTGCACGGAAGTTCGGATTGACCTGATCGCCGTTGATGTAGACGGGCGCTGTGCCGACGTACTCGACTGATCCGCCGTGGAGTTCGAGCCATGCGGGTGTCTGCCCGCCCCAAGTATGTGACCCACCCTCAATCTCGACCTTGCTCTCCACCTGTGCGATGTTGCGGGAGCCGTGGCAGTTGACGTTGAACAACCGCATTCTCCCTGCGGTTTGCCGAGTCTTGAATGCAAACGCACCGTGCAGCGTCCCGTTGCTAACGTCCACTCTTCCAGCAACATGAATCAAGGGCGATGCGGTTGGCAGTGACAGGTCTGGATGCAGAATATCGCAGTCATTCAGGGCAACGATGTACTGAACCGATCCATCTTCAAGGTCGAGAGTCAGATTCTTCCTGTGGATGAAGCATGGTCGTGGACTGTTGCCCAACACCAGCACCATGTCCCCTTCGTCACTCGCCCCGTTGATCGCTTCCTGCACAGCGTTGGTCCGTGCGTCGATGTCTGCTTGGGTGACTGTGTAGGTGGTCATACGAGTTGCACCGTGCCTTCCAGTGTCGGGTTGGCGAACTTCGCGCGGCCCTGCCCGTCGATGAACCACGGGTAGCGCTCAATCGACGGCAGGCCAAGGTTGTTCCGGTAGTCGAACTCGATGCCGATGATCTTGCTCTCGTCAACAGTGAACGTGGGCCACACCATCGCACCGCTGCGAATGATTGCACTGGCCGACTCAGACACGCCTGCGCCAATCTCAGCACCTGCGACATTCCGCCTTGCAGACGCATCCGTGAACGCGCCGGCATTGACCGCCCACGATACCTGTCCGTCAGACAAGGCCAGCCGTTGTTCGATTGGGTCGCCGTCAGAGTTGGTGATCTGGATGCTGCCGGCGATGATCCACATGCCGGACACGATGACGGTCTTGCCGACATCTGCATCGTCGAACACATGCTGAAACCGGGCAACGCCACGGGATGAAGTCGTGAGGGTGAAGTCAATCATGCTTTTGTCTTTGCCTCCAGAACTTCGATGCGTTTATCCTTGATCACGCCGTCCTTGCGCCGGTTGTCGGCACCGATGCCGGCTGCGGTCAGCAACAGGCCCACGATGGTAGCGGTGCCACCAGAGGGGTCGGCGATATTGATGCCAGTGTCAATGGCAGCAAGGATTCGGTCGATGCGTGATTGTTCTTCGGCAAGTTCATCGCCCGCCGCGTTGTACTGTCGGATGCCGGACTGAATCTCGGCTTCCTTCTCGGCGAGCCACAGGTCGGCGTTGCGCTGCAACTGTGATGCGTTGACCGTATCGCCGGTCATGGGGTCTTGAACCGTGGCTTGAAACAGTTGCTGGCATCCAATGAGCATGATGCCGAGCGTGAGGCCGAGAATGGTGAATCGGTTGTGCTCGATGGCTTTCCGAAGTTGCTTCATGTCATCTCCGTTCAATCGGGGATCTCGATCCCGTGTGTCTTCAGTACCGCTTCCAGTCGCTGCTCACGTTCCTGTGAGCCTTTGAGCGCACGTTCCAGCGCGCTGATGCGATCGTCTTTCGACGCAAGCTCAGCCTGCATGCGTTCCTGTACGCTCAGCATGTTCTCGATCGCCGCGGTGAGTTTTTCGATGGCCCCGGACTGTTTATCTTCGGCCTCTGCTGCGGTCCTGCCGCGCAGCATCCACTGTGTCAGCCACACACCGATGAGCCCCAGAATGCTCACGATCAGTGGCGTCAGGTTCCATTGAGGCATCGTTCCTTGAGCCGCCTGCTTTGCTGTTCTGCCTTCTCTGCCCGCTGGTACAGTTCGCGTCGTTGAATCCAGTAGCGGGTAATGCCTGCGCAGAACACAAGAATGCCGACGCAGTTGAAGCACACCCCGATGATCCTTGCGACTTCGCTTTGTCCTGCTGTGCCAACGGCATGAAAGCCCGAGCCGATCAGCAGCAGAGAGCCGCCGATAAGGCTGATCGTCGAGCCCGGCATGCGCTCACCGATGACGAACACCATGAGCGCGTAGAGCAGTGCAATGACGATCAGACACAACTGGATGATTTCCAAGACGGCCTCCATGTTCACGACGGGTGTGAGGTCAGGAACGCGCCAAGGTAGACCGCCTGCACTCTTGCATCGAGCGGATTCTTCTTGGCGAGACATTCGATGTAGCGTACCTGCTGCATCAGCCACTCGAAGTATTCCTGTTCGGTCGGATCCTTGGGTGGCGGTCCCGGATTCAGGTGTTCACAGTCACTCATCAAACATCCCTACTGGCTCGATGCCGTTGGCTTTGAGTTGTTCCTTGAGGCGGTTGTTGTAGTCGACAAGCAGCCGGGTCTGCGTGAGCAGTTCCTGGCTTTCTGTTGACTGATGTTTGCGGTTCCGATTCACACGGCCGGCGTATGACAGCGTGAACAGGTTGCTGCCAATGAGCACAACTGCGATCACTGCGATGAGGATCGGAGTTGAGATTGTGCCGCTTTGTTTTTGTGTGCTGGTGATTCGCGTGTAGCCGTTGTTGCCCACCATTGTGAGAACGCTCCCATGATTGGGCTTCGTTCACACCAGTGCTGGTACGGTACTGGATCGTGGCTGTGTGGTCAATAAACCGACCCGGATTTCTCCGGGCCGGGTCAGGGTTACGTGACATCGACGATCGCGATCTCGCCCGCGCACCAGGGTGCGACGATGCCAAGACCGATGAGCATCTGCGACTTGAGGAACGTGGTGTTCCGGCGCTCGTCCGGCATCACAACGTGACGCATGTCGTCGAGGATGGTCATACCAATGGCCGCGCCATTGGCGTCGTCCGCACCGCACAGTGCGAGCGCAGCCGGCAAGCCGTAGTCTTCCGAACCGGACTGTTCGGTTGAGAAGTTCCCTTGGTACTTGCTCAGGCCAGTGTTGATGTTCGTCGACGGCATGTTGTTGCTGACGATGATCTGGAAACCTTCGACAACACCGATGGCACGCATGTTCATGGTGCCGGCAACGGCTTCGGGGTTGTAGTCCCGGTCGAAGATTCCGGTTTCGTACGACAGAACGCGGCGCATCACAGGCGGGATGAACAGGTAACGGTTCTCCTCGGGAACGTTGTCTTCATCCATGTTCTGTGCGAGCTGGCGGATGTCGTCACGGAAGTAGCCCGAGCCGGTCGTTGAGGCCGGATAGACATCCGTGAACGTGAATGTGCCCGATGTCGACGCGGTGCGTGTGACACGGTTGCCGCCACTGTGAACCGGGAGCGAGTCCACGGTCGATGCGGCGGCACGGGCAGCATTCAGGCCGACGCGACAGATCTTGCTGTCAACGTCGATTGCCAGTCCGCGTCCGATCTTGCGAGCGAACTTGGACAGAACGGGGAAGTGTGATACGTGCTGATCGTCGAACGGCACGTCCTGGTGGCCAACCAGGTATTCATCCACAGTCACCACGGACTCGTCCATGACGGTCGTCTTGCCGCCAAGGAAGTCGCCGGGTGTGTGGTATTCGGGTTCGATGTCGTTGCCGAAGATCGGCCACTGGTGGCTCTTGCCAGCGTCGATCCGTGCAACGTCGATGACCGGTGCTTCCTGATCGAAGAACACGGTCTTCTTCTTGAACGCCTCGATGACGTTCCCGCTATACATCTTGAGCGCAAGCAAGCGCTCGTTTCCAGTTGTCCCGTCGCCCATGAAGCGGGCCGGGGTTGAAGCAGTCATTGTTTCACCCTCGATAGGTGCCAATGTGCTTCGCTGCTGTCTCCGTCACTGCGGTATCCGCAAGGTGCGCGGGCGCAATGTGGTTTGCAGTCAGGATGCGCAGTCGATGTCCGCACTGTGCGGAGTCGTGCTGCGGATCACCCTTGTGGTGTAAATGGAATGGACTTGACCGGCGCGGCATCGCTGTCAACGCCAGTCGAAACGTCGGCATCGTCGGTGACCGGGTCGGTCACTTTTCTGATGTCGTCGATTGTGATCTTCTCGCCGTTGGCCGGTGAGATTGTCTTGAGGTCGATGCCGTTCTCCTCGGCCAGCTTCTGTGCGGCCGGTGTGATCGGGAACGTGACATCGACAACTTGCGGATCGATTCCCTTCGCGCGGAGCTGCGACATGAGCGCTTCGTTCTGCTGACGCAACGTGATGTTGTCCTGCAGAATCTGCTCCTGCGACTTGGGCAGGTCGTCCTTGGTCAGTCGATCGACTGCAAGGCGGAACGCCTCGTGCTCACTGCTGTGCCGTGCCGTACAGACTTTCTTCTTTGTGTCCTTGGTGATGATGTGGCACACCTGTGCGCCGCTGGGCGCTTCGGTATCGATGCGGTACGTGCAGTTGAGTCCTTCGAGCTTGTCGAACAGTGGTTTCGGTGGTTGGAACATTGGTTGTCCTGTATCAGATCGTTAGAACAGCTTGGCAACGTCGGTGGCCGCGAGCCGTGCCCGTTCGTGAGCGGTGAACTGTGTGAGCGGTTTGCGGCCAAGGGTCTTGAACTCCTCGGCGCTGAGCGGCTTGACCTGTGGTTTTGGCGAGGATGGGTTGGTGCTGGTGTCGACCAGTGCGTTGCCGCTCGCGCCCTGGTACTTGTTGACCAGCCACTCCATTGCAATCTGCACGGACTCGCGCGAGGCGTTGTCGTCGACCATCTGGTTGAACCGGTTGAGCTCACCTTCGGACAGGTTCGCCTTCGCCCACTGGCTCATCTGCTGGTAGCTCTCCTCGCCGCCCGCAAGTTGCAGTGCGTGGTCGCGCAGTTCCTGGCTCTGGTACTGTTGCACCTGCAACTGCGCGGCCTGTCCCGCGAGGTAGCCGTCGACAGTCGCACGGTCGATCCCGGCCTTCTCCTGCAGTGCTTTGTACTGCTGGTCCGTGAGCCGGCCGAACTGCGTGTACTGTTCTGTGATGTCCTGTGTGGTCAGTTCCGCCCTGGCGAGAATCGCATCCGTGCCCTGAGCCTGTGCGTCAGCCGCTTGACCTTCTCCCTCGCCATCAGCAGTCTGTTGTGATCCGATCTTCTGCTGCAGGCTGAGGTATGCCTTTTCCATGTCTTCCGGTGTGTCGAACTTCCCGGCATACTTCTTCTGGCCCTCGCCTTCTGCGGCCTGCTGCTGATCGTCCTGCTGATGGTCAGCGTCGTCGCTGTTTCCCTTGAACAGGTCTGAGGTTGATGTGCTTGTGGCTGTATCAGATTGCTGGTCTATTTCCATCTTTTGATCCGTATGCCGCAGCCGTGTGCGTATCGCGCGAGCAGCGCAATCCGTTGTCGCTCTCGCTTCCATCGCCCGTCGCTGCGGCCGTGTCCTGATGATGAGTTGTGATTGTCGGGAGTTTCGTTGCGGTAATCGCGTGTGCCGGCCATGTCAAAGCCGAACAGGTGAATCTCCGGTACTGCGCACGTGACGGCCACGTACACTGCCCACGCAACGCCTGCGATGCCCGAGTGACTGACCTTGCCCTGCGGTGGCAGGTGCGGAAAGCACACGTGCAGGTCGCACAGTGAACGACCACGCATGCGGTCGCGCATCCACTGGTCGTTGCGCATGATGTCCTGCATCTGCTTGATGCGTGTCACGTGGATGCACTGCGTTGAGGCGGGCATCCAGAGTTTCGCGCACTGCCAGTCAAGGAAGACCCACCAGTTGCACGCGATCATTTCCGCTGCGCGGTTGACGGCGATGACTGACCGGCACGGCATCATGCTCTTGATGGTGTCGTAGTGTCGTGCCAGGGACGGGCCGCTGGAGCACACGATGATCAGGTTGTGCTGGTCTGCCATTCAAGTTGCCGCAGTTGTTCATCGCGGCCATGCCGGAAGTCGCGGATGCGTGCAAGGTGATACACGTAGCGTTTCATCGGACCCTTGCAGGTCCATGCTTCTTCGCCCATCCAGTTCATGTCACGCGGCATGAGGTGAACGGGCCAGCCTTCATCGGCGATGCGGATGTTGAGGATGGACTGTTCAACCATCGGCCCGACATTCTGGCCGGCGATCTGTGGGACGTTCCAGACGTCACGGTGAAGGCGAGGCGTCATCACGATTACGCCGCCGTTGATGTATGTGCCCGGATCGTACGTTGCTCGGCTTTCGATCCGACGCGCCGCCTTCGTCCAGTGTCCTGCGTGCCAGCATTTCGGGCATCCGCCGTGCATGTCACGCTGATAGTTCTTCACGCCGCCGATGCAGTCCTCGGGTGTGAGGTCGAACGGTGATGGTGCATCGTCGCGCACGATGACATCGCCGTCCATCCAGCACACGCGGTCTGCGGTCATGCCGGCCAGTTCGGTGATCTTGTCAGTGAACGTGCCGACGCGGTTCTGTGTGATCTGCTGGTACTGTGCGCCCCAGCGTTTTGCGGCTGCCCGGTGCGATGCCTCCACGTTGGGTTGCATCCATTTGCCCACGTTCATTGTGAGCAGTACCAGTGTCATTGCTGCTTTCCAAACTTCGCGCTGGGTGGGTTGTTTTCAAGGTCAATGTCGTCAAACAGCGGCCCGTTCATCACGCGGTCGAGTTCTTCTTGTGACATATCAGCAATGCGTTTTTCTTTGTATCCGAGAAGTTCCCCGCCCAAGCTGGTTGAGAACTGATAGCACACGTTCTTTCCCAGCGCTGGACGTACTTCAACGTGCCGCTCTTGTTCAACAGTTTGATCGACTGATGGAGCAAGTGATGTCCCCAGTGGACCCTGTGGTGCCGAGCCGGAGAACTTTGATTTTAGCCATTGCCAGAAACGTCTGGTCACGCAGCATTACCTTCCAGCATCTTCGGTGCGGTGTTCTCAACGACCTTGCCGCCCGACTCGATCGCCTGCTGTGCGATGGCCTGCTGCATTGCCTGCTGCTGTTCCTGCGCAAGCTGCTCATCGGACTTGATGAGGTCCGGCACGTGTGCGCCACGGAGTCGCATGATCTCGTCGATGAGCACGCCGATGTTGATGCGCCGTACGCCTTCATCACCAAGCTGTGCGAGCAGACTGCCGACTTCGGTGATGGTTGCCAGTTCGGCTTCGTTGGTCATGGCCTCAAGGCCGGTGATGGCGCTGATCTCAACCAGTTGTTCTGGGATCTTGGGAATCTCGCCGTTGCGCTGCATCACGTGATACACGCGGCGGATCAGTGGCAACTGCTGTTCATCAGCAATCTGACCGTACACGCCGCCGAGCGCGTCGTTGAGTTCGTTGGCGTTCTGTCGGCGCTCAACCGCAGTGACACGTTCTGCATCGCGCTGCGCCGCCTGGTTCAACAGGAACGCCGCACCAGAGTCGCGTTTCTTTTCCTCGATCGCTGCTGTGACCATCTGAAACTCACCGCGCAGCTCGAACGAGAGAATGCCAAGGTCGGTGATTTGACCGTCGCGGACATTACAGTTGCGGATGATGCCGCCCGGATTCTGTTCAAGGTCTTTGGTGCGGACAGTGCTGGACTTGTCAACGCCGATCAGTCCCTTGGCGATCAGGCCGATGATGTCGAGCCGTCGCTGTTCCATCGTGTCGAGTGACTGCAGTTCGGCAAGGTGCAGTTCAACGAACCCGCGACCGTAGTGATCCTGCGGCACCAGCTTGTACGGCGTTGAGAAGTACGGTGTGACCTTCTCCTCGGACTCGCCGACCGTGACACCTTCCACTTCCTGCATGATCTTCCAGACTTTTGAGTCTGTCTGCCATGAACATGAGGTGTAGAACTCGACCATGCGTTCATCGAGAGACTTGCCCTCGTAGTCGTGCATGTGCAGGTTGGCCTTCTCACGTTGCTTTGGCGTGAGCGCCATCGGGTCGATCTGCTCGCACGTGATGTGCTCAAGAACGTCGCCCATG